AGTCTTAACTATTCCATTTAAGTTACCAGTAAGAGCTTGCCATATAATAGACCAGAACATTAACCTTCTACCTTAAGTGAACGCAATCTAGAAGCTATGGTAAGACATCCTATGATTGCTAGACCTAATCCTACGTATGCAGGGAAATTCATTCTATCCATTGCAATCTTAACACCATCATCAGTCACTAAATCAGAGAACATCTTCCATATTTCATGAAAGCTTATTAAGACCAGACCTACTAAGATCTTAACGTAACCCCAACCTACTGTAAGAGAATGAAGAGACCATCTCTTAATTGTCTGAGGAACTATAGGTTCTAAAGCATCTATAACGGGAGTTATTGCAGCTTTAACGACTGCTAACTTAGGTTCTTTCTTAGACTCTAAGTATTTATCTAACGCTGAACCTATTTCAGGTTTTCGTGATTTCACGGACTATTGCTAACTTAAAGCCTAATTCCCTAGTTATATACCCAACTGCAAAGCCACCTAAGAATATCAATCCTCCAGTAACTACCCATACTACAATCATTTCCATTGTTTATATACCCTTACTCCGACCCACGCTGCTAATGCAACACCAAGTGTTCCAAATATGTACCATCCCCAATGTTGATCGGGAGGAGCTTGTGTAGCCAATAAAGCACCGCCTAGAACTACAGAAGCTGCTGCTACTGGAGCAGCTGCTTTAGAAGGGGTCTCAGAGGCCTTAGGAGCCTCACTGGTGAGTTTAATTGGTTCGGGTGACCATCTGAACCCATCGTTAATAGAAGGGTCTATTTTCATCATTCTAGACAGTAAAGCTGCACAACCATCCTGAGAATCAACAGTAGTAGGACTATATATACCATCAGCTATATACTTACCTATTCTATATTGATTAGTCTTGGCCCAGATATATGGAGAAGGCTTTCCTATATGATAATAGCCTAAACCATTATATTCCTCTAGTTTTGCTAGAGTATTGCCTATTGACCAATCTTCATTACGTGCAATATACGGAGGAGAATTCTTTAATGCGTTAATAGCTGCAGCTTCCCAAGAACTAAATGGTCCTTGTCCTCTAGGTTTATGTACTGAACGTTTATTCCAAGGATCACCTTGCGCTAGATTTGCATTCCATCTTTGAGATGCCTCTCGTTCATGTATTACAGCTATTACTGGCCAAGGCACCCCAGTTTTGGCAGATACTTTGAAATAAGTATCTTTAGCTGCAACAAGCCTTCTAGCAACTCTATCTAAACCGATGGTTGCATTACTATTGATAACCATTGCATTCCAGCGACGGTCATTCGCTGACTTTAAGTCTGACATCTAATAACTCCTATTAGTTTTGATGTGCTGATATTCTATACGCAGAAATACCATTAATTCTCCAAACAAATAGTGAAAACTTACTACCGTTTATAGTAGTTAATAAATCTCCAACGTTTGAAGAGACAGTAAATCCTGTGAAAGTAATAGCTCCTGCAGAAGCATTATTAGTAATTAATATAACGCAAGAACCATCCAATACAGGAGCAGTTAATGTAAATGCACCACCGTTAGTTATATATTGAAGTGGACAAAGTCCACAGTTAATAGTCTGACTTCCTGTAGTAAGAAGCCGGGGAATGACATTAGCTCCTCCAGATAAAGTCTGGTTGGATAGCATTAAATTTGCTTGATTTTCACCAGCATTTATACTAGTTAGATCTTGTACTCTAGCTGCAGAAGTACTAGAAGTTGGGGCTCCTAGATTAAGAATTTCTTTGGAATTCATATCTATATCAGCATTCATCGAATTAGGCGAAGTACCATCTCTAGATAGAGTATTCTCTACAGCTGTTTCTATTAATGCGCTATTTGCATTTATAGCAGCTACAGCAGTTAATTCGTTCTGCAGATTTGCCAGATCTGTGAGTGTTAATTTAGCCATTCATTATTTATCCTGTTTGAGGGGTTTCTCTTTCTTCTCTTCAGGAGGCTTGTCTAACTCTTGAAGCCAATAATTACAATCTTGTATAGCACCTTCGTAAGCTAAAAGGGTTGCTTTAAGCTGCTCACGTTCATTTTCTAGTTTTTTAATCCGGTCTTGGATCTGTTCTTTGTTCATGTTATGCAGACGTTGTAAATGTAGCCCATGTAGCAGCACCATCTGTATTTATATACAGGCGTGAAGTAGTGGTAGTTGCAGTAGTGTTGATATATAGAGAACCTTTTGGTGCAGTGAACGTAGGTGCTGCAGAACCTGAAGTAATTTGTATATTTAGTGCGCCAATTCTTTCGGGCATTTAATTTATCCTTATTATGTTGAGTGCGGTGGTGGGACAATTAAGTCCCACGCACGCACATAGTTTACTTATGGAACGCTTGTATAGTACTTAATACGGATGTGAACATTACCAGTTTGTGCGGTAGTGTTTGAACGAGCCGTAATATATCCTACAGTAGCGACCGTCTTTCCCAAGAAAGTACCTGCGAAAGTTGAACCAGTCGTAATGACGAGCTTAGTCCCCACAGTAGCAAGAGCTGCTGTAGTAGCCGCTGCTACGAATGCTGTTGCACCCGCACCAGGAGCTGAAGGGATAGTAGTTCTGTCAGTGTTGATTACACCCACATCAAGAGTACCAGATGCACCTGCAACTGCAATATGAGTCACAAGTTCAACCTGTTCAATTCTTGCTCCGACTGGGAGGAAGACTTGATCTGATATGATTGTATTTGTACCTGCTACTCCAAGAGTAGACAGATCCAAATCTAGTTCGATAGTTCGAAGGTCACCATAAGTTTTGAACTCTCCGCCGATGTCGGGAACTACTTTCGTAGTACCAAACTTCAGGTAGAGGCCATCTGAATTTAGCCATGTTCCTGCCATGTTAAATGCTCCTTATGGTACCACAGCCGTACTCGTGAGAATACTGACCATGTTTTCGGGACGATACAGCTTAAAGCCATATTCTGCGATCGTTAAATATTCTGTTTGCTGGAGGTCTTTATTGAACTCCGAGTAAACCGTAGGCATCTGACGGAACCCCCCCACGAAGGGAAGAGTGTCGCCAGGAGCACACGAGAAGAATTGATTAACGACGCCGTTGGTAACGGCAACTGCGCTTACAGTTTCAGAACCATTTCCCGTCGAACCTGCGGGCGGAAGATAGTTAGAAATGTACACGTCAAACCCATAGATGTTATATCGGAACTTAAATCCGGTAATAGCACCATTCATAGCCATACTGTCCCACATAGGTTGTGGAGAAAGTAGATTGACTACGTTAGTTTGAGTTTCAAGTGTGTAAGCAACGGAAGGGTCGATAATAGCACAAAGACCGTTCAAGGGAACATTAGCTTTAACGAGAGCATAATGTGCCTTTGCAAAGTCTTGCAGTGCGATTGATCCACCTACGCCGGAACCAACAAAGCGGTGAGCTGCGGTATTAATAGTATTGGGGTCGCTGAACGTCTGTTGATTTGCCCTAGAAAGAATTCTAGCTTCCACAGCTTCCATCAACGCACGATGTTGACGAGGCACGAAGGCCGCGATAACATCTGAGGAATAATAACTATCCCTCTTAAACTTCTCGGAGATTGCATTAGCAGAATACTTATACTGGTCAAAGGAGAACGTAAAGTTACCTGTGTCCATCTTATTGTATTTAACTGCTTGACCTTCTGAAAAGTCAGCAGTTTCTGCTTCACCAATACTGGGAATGTTTAGTGTAGTGCCGTCAGGGAAATCCTGTAGAATTCGGACAAACTTCATGGCGTGCAATTCATCCAATAGAAGTTGCTTTAGTTGTCTAGACCAAAGATTACTTCTAATCAGATGTTCATTTGTAGCGACCGTAAAGCCACTCAATGCCATTTGTTAGTCTCCTTAGAGGTTATTACCGTACAGCGTGGAAATCTCCATCTTCAAAGGTGTTACCTAGACGAAGGTAATCTTCATGCATTTGTACGGTAGTTTTAGGATCTGCATAGAGTTTAGGATCATTCTTTTTAATCTCCTGATAATATGCCCAAGTACGTTCTTTAGGCGCACTAGGAACAAAACCCTGTGAAGAGCGTACAGGAGGTTGGAATCTTTCGGTTGGATTAGGAGGATCTATACCTAATGTCTTGAATAAGACAGTAGGATGTTTCCTAGCTAAATCTTTCACGAAGTCCTCCGTTAAACCTAAAGTATCTATGTGTTGTTTAAGAACAGTCTGGTAATTATTACCATAACGTTCTTGTAATCTAGTTCTTACGGTATTGACGTTTTCCTGTTGTCTCTTGGTCAATTCATGTTCCTGAATTTTAGAGGACACCAAACTTTCAATTTCCTTGGGATCTATGACGGGCTTATTGTTTACATCCACGTTCGTATCGGGTTTTCTTTCGAACTGCTGTTGAGATTTTGTTAATTGGTCTACAACTTCTTCTAACTTAGCCCTGGATGAATAGTCATCTCTGAGTTTTAGATAGTCGTTTCTGAGTTCATCAGAACGCTTCTCTAAGATCTTGATGTATGCATCCGATTCTGCTTTACCTCTAGCCAGATCTTCTTGGGTCTTGAATTTCTTTCCGTCCCCTACAAGTTCTGCTAGATAGTTTTTATTAGGGTCAATTTGTTCTGGCTGATTGTCTTCGGCCATTAAATCATCTTGGGTCATTTGTTCTCCTGTTGGTCTAGGTTTATTAGTTTCTTTAATATTGATAGACATTGCCTATAACCATTATTGTGGGCTTGTCTATAATCCCAATTAGGGATTTCATATATTCTAGAATCTGTCTCTATTCTATCTAATTCTTTTTCTTGTTCGTTTAATATAGTTGATAGACGTTCTAAGACAGATTTAGAGCTTAGAATCTTATTTTCAAAACGTTTCTTATCTTCTGGGTCTGTTAAGTGTGAGGTCCACTTAGTGTACATAATCACACCAAAAACATTGAAAGCGTTTATTGGCGTTAGGCTTACCACATTTAGGACAAGTCCATTCCATTACTGTACCTGCTCTTCAGGCATAGGCATAGGGGGAGGTTGTCCCATTCCACCTGGTGCAGCTTCTAAGTCAAAGTCTTCACCAGCTCCTGTTGCAGTCATACTTGACATATGCACTTGCTCTAAGAGAGCTTGTGCTTGCTTCTGAGCATCTGCTTGTTCAGCCAGAGCTATGTAAGGAACGACTACTTCATAATCATCTAGGTTAAATATGCTCTCGACTATCTTGGCTAGCTTAACCCCTGAAAAGTGAGGTTGTACTGTCTGCCAGAGAGGAGAATTAGTTAAGTTAGTAAGATTCTGAATTAAGTCTGCTTGTTCTGCAAAATGTCTGGCAGCTACAGGTTTAATCCTTCCTACTCCTGTTATATCTTCTACAGTTAAGTTTTTGAAGGAAGCTACTTTGAACTCATCGTCGAATACTTTAATAGTAGTAGAATCCATTAAGTTTCTACTGGCTAGTTCTAACATAGCATTCAAGAGAGGTTCGACTACCTGTTCTTCGAACTGTTTAATCTTATTTTGGAAGACCCTGGCAGCTGCATTCTCAAGACGTTGTACTTCGTACTTAGTCTTTTCTCCTGGGGTACGGAAGCCCATAGCTTCTCGTGGAGCTCCTGCCATCTCTTCCATGAGACGTTCTAGATTCTGTATCTCTAGATTAGCATTTAATGCTTGAACATCAGGGACTACAAGTTCTACATCTCCTTCATCAGAAACGAAGATCTTCTCTCCTGGCTGCCATGTGAAGTCTTCTACAAATCCTTTTACCTTTTGTACTGGATATGTTATGAGATCGAAGACATCAGCCTTCATATTCTCAACATGATCCATCCTATATTGCATACCAACAAGATTATCCAGAGGACCCATGCCCCAGAGATTATCTTGCTTCTTTCTCCAAGCTGAGTGGAATATTGGAGGGTAACCAAAGAAAGAAGGATTAGGTTTATTACCAATAAGCTTATGTCTATCGACAACAGTGATAACATGATTCTTTATGAATGTGTCGTTAGTATAATCATGAATGTCTCCATAGAAAGTAAGAACCTCTACTAAGTCAGACATCAAATAAGCTCTATAAGATGTGAAGCCATCCATTGCATATAGATGATCTTGCTGTATCCAATCTCCTTGGTAAGAGCGAGCTCTATGTCTAATATCTTTCAAATACTTGTATAGTTCTTCGTACTCAGGTCTATTTTCATCATTAGACATACCATCTAACAAATCACGAAGCTCCCCAAGAGAGATTAGAGATCTTATAATCTTAGGGGAAGATGCAAAATTCTCTGTAGTAGGGTTGAAGACTATGTCTAAAGGAGATATACGTCTTATGACGGGGCCTAAGTAACCTGTTTGTGTTTTATCTGGTTGCTGGACTCTTTGGTCTAGCCATCCCACAGTAGCAAAGCAATTACCAAAATCAATATAATCAAGGATAATCTTGTCAATCTCGTGCTTAAAGCTAGACTGATTAATAACCCAAGACATATAATTAGTAATTGAATCTCTCTTATCAACAGAGTTAGAATCTTTTTCATCTGCCTCCCAGATCAGCCACTTGCGCTGAGGAAACAAAGTAGCAGTATAATTAGCATAAAGATTATCCCGAATCTGACACAGTTTAGGTACAGTCGTCTTGTTCTTCCAAGGAAGCTGGTTGTTCGTAGTCTGTGTTGTATCGGTAGCATAAACATAACGTCTAATCTCTTCCCAATCGTTCTTCTTATTCTGACGTAATGTTTCCCATTCTACCCACTTCTCAGTTATACGCGTGGCAAGAGCATCAGGTTGAATTATATCTTGTAATTCGAGCACTTTCCCTGTCAAGCTACACCTCCATACTTACTATGGAAGTTAAAGACAGGCTGTTCCCTTTTAAGACGAAAGAGGTCTAGAGGAGCAACAGCAAAGTCTACTGCTGAAGCTAAAGCATCTTTGATGTCGTCGTGAGACGGATTAGTGAATATAAGTTCTTCTTCCAAAGCTTGACAATTACCTCCTAGGTAGTGCCATATTTGATGATTAGAGTATTTAGGTTCTAGTGTAGCCATTATTCGTTCTTCTTTTGATCCTTGCCATCTAGAGGGTCTGTACTCTTCAACTGTAAGAGAAAGACCTAAAGGTCGTATGTAGCTTTCTTTCAAATCTTTAACTATGACTACTTGAGCAGCTGATACTTCAGCTCTTATCTTCCTGAACCCCCACTTCTGATAGAGAGCTAATATTCTATCGAAGTACTCTTTCATCTTATCTGTTTTGAATCTATCTATTTCTAAAATATAATAGTTTTGCCTACCGTCAACTCCAACAACAACAATAGAAGTATAATCAGAACGCTTCCCAAGAGAGTAAGCGAAATCGACTGAGGCAGCGACATTTAGACGATCTCCTTTGAAGAACCACTTACCATCCCTGCTGACGAGATGTTGTTGGTCGTAGTATTGGAAGAGGTCTCTTGCGATCGGGGACGATTCGATGTCGTGCGGATCGTTATAGTATTGTGCCCGGAAATGTATTTTGTTAAGGTATTGTGCTCTCTTTTGAGCCAAGATTT